CCCACGCCAATAATCTGTAAAAGCACTTTTGCTTTCTCTGTTCCGGAAGCTTCCATAAATCTTGGAAGATCCAGGGCAAGCTGTTCCACAAATTCATTGAGAAGCTGCTGTCCTGCTTTCTGACCATTCGGATCCGTAACCTTGAGGGCACTGTTCTTTCCTTTACGCTCTACCACCAGACCATTGTTCATCACAATATGTAAGTTTGGCGGTACCATGGAGCCTTCCCTTGTACTCTGGGAAGGCTTGTAACGCTCCCCACCAAGTGCCCAGGCAATGGAATCCAGGACTGATGTTTTGCCCTGCTGGTTATCTCCGCCAATGATAGTCAGGCCGTTCTGTGCAGGTTCCAACTTTACTGCTTTGATACGTTTTACATTCTCGATTTCGAGACGGTTAATCTTCATGCTCATATCTTATCTTTTCTCCTTTTTCAAAAACTCAAAATCATTTAGCAGTTTCTCCATCAGTTTTTCTGGTTCCTGCACTGCCATAATATCTTCATAACGCGCTTCCGCCAGAAGCACATCTCCTAAGATTGGAGAACCATGTCTTGGCATGTCGTACATCCAGCTTCCAAAACGATTTAATGGCAAATTCTTAAAATACCCTTCCTCATCTACCAACATAATCACTGGTCCCTGAAAGTAATTATTCATTTTGACGGTATGGACAGTTTCAAAATGGCCTTCTAAAGCTTTTTGAATACTCTTGAAATCGTCAAAATTCACATCAATAATTGAGATTTCGTTATCTGCTGAAATTTTTAATGTTTTCATTGATTTTTCTCTCTTTCTCCTCTACAATGAAAGGGTGATAAACTATTTTGTCCATTTGGACACCGGATCCTGATGAGCTCCCAACTCTCAGGATCCATTTTCTTTTAACAACCGTGTAAGATGCTCCCTGGCTGCTTCGTAGTTTTTAACGGATTCTTTCATCATTACTTCTTCGCGATAGATATCATAAGTAGTCATTTTGCTTTCTGGCGGTTCCTCCACCCAAACCCGACATGGATATCCAGCTAATCCTATTTCGAAACTTATATGGATTCCGCTTGCTATAGCTTTCTTCGAAAGTCCATACAACTCATCTATCATTTTTTCTAAAACCATGGTCTCCTCCTTTCCAGATTGGTTCTTCTTTTAGGCTACATTGCTGCTCATTAATTTTTCAGTAATGAGTGAATCCAAATTACAACTAAAATTCCTAGCGCGACTAATTCACCAACGCTCATGTTCTCCTCCCTTCTGGCTCTGTGCCCTGTAGCAGCATCCATGCAAGCATTGATAATGCTATAGCTCCTGCAACCTGCAGTCCGTCCCACTGCCAGAACGGCAGGTATGTAGCAAGGGTGCCTATGATGACAGATATGATTATGTTACGCTTCACAGCTTGCCTCCTTTCTGCTGCCTTATCCGGCAGCCTTCTTTCTTTCGAAATTATATATAGCCATTGCCAGATCAACTCGCTCCGCTTCAGTTTTCAGTGCCCGTTCCTTCGTCACCTGCGCTTTTGGAAGCTGATCTATCCGGTATGGCACGCCGTCTATGATAAATCTGCGAGCAAATTTGATTCCTATCACAATCACCTCCCCTGCTACTATGGTATGGATTATGGTTGTACGGAGTTACTTCAGCTTTTTCATAACCCCTGTCCTGTTTGTGTACGAACGGTTCTGAGCTTGTTTCTCCTGTTTTCTTACATCTCCAAGCAGCCGTTCCAGATCATTGATCACCTTTCGGTTCTCTTTCATCCAGTTACAGATTGGAGCTGTTGCTTCTTTTATGTCTTTTGCCTTTCTCCGCTTACGGCGTATATCCCGCAAGGTAAATCCCTGGCAGATATAGTCGTACTGGCTGTTTTCGTTTAGCTCAATATTATGTAAAATATCTTGCGTCTGACGATCCATATCATTTTCTGTGAGAATTGCCAGCCGATTAGACTCTTCACAGGTACGAAGAAAACTTAAGAATGCATTTAATTCAGTGCTACAGTTAACTATTTCAATCACCTCTTTCTGTCGAAATGTCTCGAACTGTGTTGCTTGACTTTCTTCTTTAAGTCGCCTATTCTGTAATTACAGGCACAACCGCGCTTTTAATAAACTAAAGGAGAAATATACTATGGATTTTGAGAATTTTGTCTTGCAGCTCTCCCCTTCCGATTTAATACAAATCGCGGGGATTATTGTTTCATTAATTTGTTCTTTAATTGCCATTGCCATTTCTTTAAAAACACTTAAACAAAACTCCAAAATGATAGAAAACTCTACCCGTCCGTATATAGGTATCTATATCGCAAGTACCTATATTCGAGATGTATCCTGTTATCTGGTTGTAAAAAATTTTGGTCAAAGTGCCGCTACAATTCGTTCTTTTACTTACGATTTTGATTTAGCAAAACTCTCAGATTTTTCAGAACGAGAGCCCTTTGAAAATATTGAAGGCAGTACACTAATGCCTCAACAATCCAACAAATGTGTTTTTGGTTTACATGAAGCATTAGAAGAAGTTAAACAAATTAATTTTCACGTAGTCTATAGTTCTGGACTGCATACTTATACAGACGATATTTGTGTAAGTCTCAATTCACAGCTTGGAAATTTTGTAACCCATAACACAAGCCCAAATAAAGAATTGTCTATAATCGCCGAAACTTTGCAGGATGAATATATTTCCTCACTATAACTTGATGTGCGCACTATTCACGACTAGCTTGGCTTCTTCTAGCACATAGCACAGTATGTCTACTGTCTGGACTTCTTCTGGAAGTTCAGACATAATTGCAGACACAGCACATTTTGCCGCTGATTTAATTTTTTCCTCTGTTATCCTCTTTCCGGAAATAATCTGAACCATTTTTCTCATCTCCTTTCCTGTTACTTCTCCAACGCTAATCTCATCTGCTCATACTCTGGAACCTTCACGAAATCCTCTGGAAGCAAAATACCAAACTGCTCACACTCTCTTTTAAATGCTTCAGCAATCTTATATGGTGCTGAACCCTGCTTTGTCATGATTCGATCTGTAACTCTTCCAAGCTCTGCAACACTAGATGCAATAATCGGATTCAAAGGACAAGGAAGTTTTCCATCTTCCATCTCATGGAAACGGTTTATGTATCTTGCAGTGAATTCAGTTCCCTTCTGTCCAGTCAGCTTATGAGCAATAAACTCACAGCCTTTCTTTGTGACCTGAAAGCATGGAAGAATCTTATTCTGCTCTGTTGTATAAGTTGCTTCCTTAAAGAAATCGGTGAATCCAATTTTGGCTTCTCCTAACTGCGCCACATAATTTCTGATGTCTCTAAGTAATTTGCTATGTTCTTTTCCTACCATCTCTGCTACTTCCATTGAAGTAATAGTGTTTCTTCTTAAGTTATTCATTCGTCCTCCTATCTGTTGAGTTTTTCTCAACTGTATGAGTAAAAAAATATGCATGTATATCAGAATATGGAATTTCTAATACAGCAATTGTATGTTCCATTTCTTCTTGCCCCCAGTCAACAACATTATTAAGCTTATTACTCACAGAAACTTCCGAGAGGCCTATATTTTTCGAAAATTCAGCTTGTGTACCAAATTTTTCTTTTATTCTTCCTCTTAATTTTCTGTAATCATAAGTACTTGGCATTTTTCCACCTCCCATCTGTTGAGTTTTTCTCAACTGCATGTATCATAGCATTGTTTATACAGTGTGTCAATATCATTTTTAAGTTTTTCTCAATTTTCATAAATTTATGTTGAACTTTTCTTAACTATGATTTATAATGCTTTTAAAGAAATCTTTAAGGAGGATTGCATTTTGAGTAAAGTTGAGATAAAGGATAGAATAAAAGAAGCAATTGAAATACGCGAAATAACACAAAGTGAATTAGCAGAAAAAGCAAAAATTGACAAAGGTCAGCTCAGTTCCTATATCTCTGGAAAATACAAACCTCGTCAAAATAATATTGATGCACTTAGCCTTGCATTGAATGTAAACGAAGCATGGTTAATGGGTTTTGATGTTCCAATGGAAAGAGACTACGAAGATCAAAAAGTAATTACCCATGATGCAATTTGGGATGAGGTAGAAGAACTTCTTCAACAAGCAGGCTATCATATTATAGCTTCTGATGGAAGCGATATAGTTACTATTACAAATTCAAAGCAGGAGATTATTTGTTCTGTACACGTATATGAATTAGTTGGTATCTATCAAACTTTGATGGAAAACAATAACTTATCAGCTCAAGCACTTATAACCAAAGCTGCTTCTGGCTGGGAAAAAATAGATTCCTACTTTTATGGTAAAGAAGCATCTGACGAAGTATACCAAAAGCTTGCAAAAAATATTCTTCGTTTTCAGGGCAAACAAAAAGATCTTAATGAAATATACCTCCAATTATCCAATGACAACCAGGAAAGAGTCCTCACTTATTCCAAGAGCCTTCTTTCCACTCAACAATTAGATGATGAGCTTGCTACTGCTACTCAGTACCAACAGCCAGCTACACTTGCAGCTCACCACGAAGGCAACGAATATACGGAAGACGAACTAAAAGAAATTGACCAGTTTAAGAAGATGGTAGAAAACAAAAGGAAATAATTGGCAGATCTGCCAGAATGTACATTGACAATATAATATATTTACCCAGGGGACTGGGGGACGTGCTCTTTGCCTAATCCGGACACCTTACGGAGGAGGTGAAGTTTATGAGCGATTATGAGACATTTATGATTATGTTGACTTTTGCTAATTTAATCGTAGCCATACTTACATATGCACATAAAAAATAGCCGTCCTAATCTTTGGCTGATATGATACCTCTAAAGTAGACAGATTAAATATAAAAATCTGTTACTTTGGAGGTATTTTTCATGCCAAAATCAA